TCCACCGATAGTGAAGGGTGTAAGGCCTTGTTAACTTTGCTAACGTTAACGAGAGCCATCCTCTTAAAACCGGTACTGGACCTTTCGACTATTGTCGAGCCTTGGACTGGAGAAGATAATATAACTTCTTCCGAGTTCCAAAAAGCTATGACTAGTTTGAGGGTCCGATCTGGACAGGTAGATGAATGAAGCTCTCCACACCTAACTACTAAGAAAGGTCCACAGGGTCAAGCGATTCTGTCTTCGCTAACTGAACTTACCTTACTTCCTCAGAAACTAATAGATTCTATTATACTATTAGGAGGAAATAAGCTGGGTGTCATGATTAGAGAGAACATAGAAGCACTTGATATTGTAGCGGCTGTTAGTCCGCTACTTAAACCTCTGGACTCTTCTGTAGCTAGATGGTGAGCCTCTCTTTATCCACCAAAGAGTAAATCTTTCCGAAAATTATCCTACTTCGCTGATAAGGAAGGAAAGGTTAGAGTTATTGGGATTCTGGATTATTGGTCCCAATCGTGCTTACGGCCTCTTCACAAACGGACTAACCGTTTGTTGAGAAGCCTTAAGTGCGATTGTACCTTTGACCAGAATCGTTTTACCTCAATCTTACCGACTCTTAGGTTAGGTTCAGACTCTTATTATTCTTTAGATCTTTCTGCAGCAACTGATAGGATGCCTATTGCCCTTCAGAGAAGGGTGGTAGAACATCTCTACGGTTCCCGCGAAAAATCTGAGAATTGAGTTTCGATACTAACTGAATATCCGTTTAACATCTCCGGACAAAAATCCGGAGTGTTTTACGGAGCTGGCCAACCAATGGGTGCATATTCATCCTGACCAGTGATGGCATTAACTCACCATCTAATAGTTCAGGTGGCTGCTCAAAGATGTGGTCTTAGCGGTTCAAGGCTTCGACCTGTCTTTGAAGCATACGCCTTACTAGGAGATGATATTGTTATTGCATCAGACTCGGTTGCTTCGGAATATAGAAAAATCTTAGCTTCTCTTCATATGCCAGTCTCTTTTGAGAAAACTCACGTCTCTAAAACGACGTTTGAATTCGCAAAAAGATGGTTTCATGAAGGTAAAGAAGTTACTGGTTTTTCCATTTCCGGTATTTCTTCAGTGTGGAAAAGCTATCCACTACTACAGAATTACCTAAACAACCAAGCCAGTCATGGATGAGTGTTACCAATTGAACGGCACCCTGATCTAATCCGGGCACTACATAAAGTTTTATCTCGTTCGTTCATTAATGAAAAGATTGAACGAATGATAAAACTGTATATGGTGTTCAACCAGCTCTTGACCTTAAAAGGTCAGAATAAAACGGGGTATCTGGCTCTGCATAATGCATTGCTTGAATACTTCGGTTTTAATCTTTTTGAAAAGTTGATTTCTGATCAACCTATAGATATCATTAAACTGATATATATTGAATCAAAAAGAAGACTGGTGGAAACGGACCTGTATTCTTTTCAGAAAGATGTTTATATAGTTAATGCTAAACTAAATAACTTCGTTTCGTCTAGAATATCAGAGGCTAGGGTCGATCATGCCACAGCTGAGTTTCTAAAAGAAACTCTTTCTGTTGTCTTAAACTGGAACCATCCAATGGTAATTAGTTTAAATAGTCTAATCGATATGTCCACTGAGTTTTTATTAAACTACTGAGACGAATCAATTAGTTCCGATTTCTTATTTGAAGTCGGGCTATCTAAATATAAAGTATCAAAGGGTGTTTTCTCTATGAGGGCATCATCAAGCATAATATTAGCTGAGTCAGCCGTCCTTAAGGCTTTTCTTACCACGTCCAAAGATTTCGTTGAAGGGAGAATTTCTCCTTCACTGAATGACTCTGGATTTATGGTATTAAAACCTGTAAGTCCGCCGGATCCATAAAGGATCCAGTAGCGGCTGTGAGAAGGTTTAAGCTACAGAAGCTTATACCACGATATAGGAGTGGGACCGGAGTTAACCGAGTCCGCACCTAAATCGAGGCTTTCACAGTCTGTT